ACAATAGTTACGATGCTAGCTGGGCTTTATCACAGCAAGCAAAAGCATTTAGGTTGTGGTGTATGAATGGATGTACAACACCTAATACTATTAGTCATCAGCGTACTAAGCATACTAAGAATGGTTCGTTAGGACTAGACTTAAGTGCAGATTTAATGCGCCAAGGAGTTAGACAATTCTTTAATAATAAGAATATGTGGACTGCATACACCAAGCAGCCAATGACTTGGAATACAGTAGAAGATTTCTTTAAAAAGAATCTAGTTAGAACATCACGCAGATACAGACAACACGATGAGTTTAATAAACGGCAGCTAGAAAACTTACTTAGTATACATCATGATCAGGTAAATCATTTAGGTCACAATGCATGGGCAGCTTACAATACTATGACTCAGTGGGCTACACATACTGGTGACTGTGCAGTACCTGAGAATGCACAACGTCAACGATCAGATGCAGTAGCAAAAGCTATGCGTTCTGACACATGGAGGACATTAACAAATGCCTAAGATTATTACAGCAATACCAACAGAGGTACTAGAATATTACCTACAAAACGTAGTACCTACTGTGTGGATTACCAATATAGATGAGCAGGTCAAAGGCTTTTATCAATATCAAATTGATCCTAGTTATCATGACGAGAAAACTTTCCTTGCAATGTGTCATGAAAAGTGGGAACGTCATAATTCAAATCAAATAGAAGGACACCCAGTATGAATCCAGAACCAATCTTTATGACACGCAGAGACAAAGTGTTGCACGAAGCCAATCAATTAATAAGTCAGGATAGAAACAATCAGTACGGTGATCCGCATATTAATATGTTAATGATTGCAAGAGCTTGGTCGGAAGTGCTTGATCATACTGTACAAACGTGGCAAGTACCTATTATGTTAGCACAAATGAAACTAGCTAGGATATCAAGCGGTGGGTACAAAGAAGACTCTATCGTAGATGCTATAGGATACCTAGCATTAGCAAGTGAGATCAAAGATAAAAAGGTTTCCGAATTATAAAGATGAGACTTATGTTACAGGGTCGTATGAAAAACTTATCGAGCAGATGGTTGATCATCGAAGCATACTTGGTATATCACAAGAAGAACTTGCAGATAGGATTGGGTGTGCTTCATCACTCATTCATAAGTGGGAGCAACACAAGCGAGTGCCATCAGGCTTCTTGTTTACGTGTTGGTTAGACGCTCTTGGCTGTGAGATCACGATCAACTTCAAAGAAACTAAGGCAAGAGTCAGCAATATGTGAAGCTTGTAATGTTGATTCAGATTTATTTGTAGCAATACTAGCTAACATAGAACCAGTAAGACATTACATTATATGTTTAGACTGCTATCAGAGGGATACATGGCAAACAAAAATAAACTCAAAGGAACTTACCACGAAAACTGGTTCGTCAAATGGCTCACAAAAATTGGCATCGAAGCCAAGAGAGTACCGCTCAGCGGTGCGCTCGGAGGAGAATACTCAGGTGACATCCACCTCAACATCAACGGAAGAAAACTGGTGGGAGAAGTAAAGTACAGGGATAAGTCCAGTTTCCCTAGCCCATTCACAGTGCTAACAGGAAGAGACATAGCATTTTACAAAAGAAAAACTGGTAAACCACAGACACTTGTAATACTAAGTGGCGAAGAATTTGAAAAACTAATGGAGAAAGATAATGAAAGCAACACAACAACAATTTAAAATATCAGTCGAACAAGAAATATTATATGGTAAGCTACTAAAAGAATCAGCTATTGCTATGGGTCAAGTAGGTAGGTTGCCAGAGTTTAAAGTTTATCAAGCAACAAACAAATTAAACAATCAGAAAGCACAAGCGTATCAGATAATAAAAAATGCTGGTGTAATAAATGCTTTACAATTAGCAGAGAAAATGAACTTATCTAAACCTGATCACGCTAGAAATATTATTCAGAAATTAATTAGAGATAATAAAGTTGAAAGAGTTAAAAGAATCATAAGAGATTTCTATCCATACTCAGGGTATAAAATAAAAGAATGACTGACCTTACAATAGAAAAATTTTTAAGACGAATGGATAAAGCCAACGTAGCTAACAATGGCTTTCCATACGACAGAGTAATAACAAGCGACAAGTTCTTAGTTAAGTTAGGTCGAGAGGTAGGTGACTTAGTTAATCTAGTTCTTATACTTAATGATGAGCTGGAAAGAATAAGAAAAAATTCTATTGATATTTAAATTCTTCTCTTACCTTAATACACTGGCAGTCTATAAAAAATAAATCACCATCTTTTTTTTCAATAGCATTAGCCATAGAATACACAGCAGTCTTAATGTTAGCTTCACATTTCTCTCTGCTTGCTTCAGCTACAGGTGGAACCCAAGCACGACACATCTCACCAGTAGCAAACGTAGCGCAGTACACCATAGCCATAATCCACATTATAAACAAACCTTTATACGACTAACTTCACCCTCTTGTTTATGATATGTAATGCCCTGCATCTGTGACCTACTGCTGTAAGCATGGCTAGAAGCATAGGAATCTTTACCTGTTACAGCTCTGAGTTGCTCAACAAGTACGCCACCTATCTCACGCATCATTGTGTGGTGTAGGTGTCCAGTAAAATAAAATCTATGTTTAGTTCTGCCCCATATCTCAGGCCAAGCATCAGCCATATGCAACACAAGCCTATCTGCTTTTGCTTTGTCTCCGTGGTGCGCGGCAATCATGACACTTCCAAACTCATGCACGAAGAAATCAGCAGCGGTTTGTTCCACAGTCACTCTAATATTATTTTTGTAACGCTCTGCCATTGCAAACATCACAGCCAAATAAGAAGTCTCGTTGTGATTACCACGCAATACCCTGCATATTACTTGCTCATGTTTTTGCAACGCACAATCAATTGCAGCAGACAGCGCAGTTATTGCACACCTTAGAGAATAAAAAAATCTTTCGGACACATCGAGTGGATGTTTACTTCTAGGAGTTTGTGCGTTGTTGTCATCAGCATGGGTTAAATCACCAACATCTAATACCAATGCATACTTAGACTGTGGCGAACTTGCAACACACTTAGCCATCCCAGTTTTAATTCTTTGTACTGCAATGTCAGAGTTATACTCAGCACCTGTTTCTTCAGCGTGCGCTCTCATACCTATGTGTGCATCAGCTATAGGGTAGAGTGTAAGTAAGTTGTCCTCAGAAAAGCCTGGGGATTTTATTATTGGGCAAAGAACAATGCCATTAATTATATCTCGTATTGATTCCGCTATATCATTGGTATCAATCTTATCTATTTCATTTCTAAAATATAAACTAACATCATCAGTCTTAATCCAGCCAGAGTGTACAGCATTTATGTTAGCCATACCTGTTTCAGTCATGGCATACTTAATACCATCATCAGCTTCTTCATATTTCTTTGCTGAATTAATTCTGTGTCTTAGAGCAGAGCGACTAATGCCTAAAGCCTTTGCCGCTTTGACTTGACTTCCGTATTTAACAACAGCATCGAGTGCTTCTTGTTGTTTTGATGTCACTTACGTTCCTTACAAATACACTTGTCTATACAAGCACATGTGTCTTTGCATATACATTTACCATTACATTTGCAAGTCATGCTAATTTCCTACCAATGGATTGTTAAGTGCCTTCATAATTTTATTGTCTAAATTAGTTTCAAGTGTATCTATTTTTTCATCAAGCCTATCTACCTTTGCATCAATTCTAATTTCAAATGCACTGATAATATCTCTGATTGTTTTAACATTAGCTGCGCTTGCAGTGTTAACATCCTCAACTGACTTCCTATTACGCTGTTCTTGTTTATCTAGGTTATCTGTTTGTTTATCTAACTGTGACTCAACAGAAATTTCTACATCTTTTAATTCAGTAGCTTGTTTATCTAGCTGGGATTCTAGCTGTGAGTTAATCAAAGTCATATCTTCTTTTAGCTCCATCTTTAAATCATACACATCTGTTTGTAGTGTAGCTACAATATCTTTAATACCATTGACCTGCTCTCTAACTACTTGGTTCATTAAATCATCAGCTTCTTTTAGATTGTTAAACTCAGTAGCTATAACCTCTAACTCATTGTGTACCATAGTAATGTGGTTATCTATGTGGCTAAGATCAGGACTAACAAACTTAGCTATCTTAGATTCCATATTAAGATAACGTTGGTAAACTTCAAAGCCACCCCACAAACCACCAATCAATGTACCAAGCAGTGGAACAATAAGTAATAACTTTGAGCCACCTACTTTAATTCCCTTGTATTCTACTTCTGCCATGTGACTCTCCTATCGTACTGAGTATTTATTAATCTATCCATCTTAGCATTGCTTCCACCAAACATAACAAAGGAAGCCAAACCATTATCTAAAATCTCTGTGTCTTTAATTGTAGTAGTAGGAAAGAACCCTTGAGTATCCTGTATTACTTGCTGATCATCAAAGAAAGACTTAGTGTTACCTAGAACTTGCATTACTAATAGGGTTTTTATCTGGTTAGTATTATCATACTTACCTTTGTCACCCATCTTAGTTAGAATTTTTTTGGCGGCTGTCTGTTGTTTATCTTTTACAGTGTTACTCTTTTCCACTTTAGCGTCCTGCTTAGAATCTTGGTCTTCGCTCTTTGCTTCTTCCTGATTTTCTTCTGGTTCTTTGTTAAGTTCTGGCTCTTCTTGTTTAGTTTCTTTTTGTACATTCTCTACCGATTCCTCTGGCTCTGGTTCAGATTCTGGTTGCGGTTCAGCTTTTGGTTTAGGT